AAACCATTCAGCTGCAATTCTATCGCTAAATGAAATTACACCGGGGAGCACTACAGATGGTGGTACCCAAACTGGCTTATTTCTATCAGTATCTACTATTTTTACCCATGGGTAATACGTTGCAGTATAGCTAGAATCAAAACCAGCAACAGTGCTAACTGCATCTGTTATTGATGCATCATATCCAGCAATGTCCATAACATAAAAAGTATCTCCTCGTTCTTCTGCTATATCTTTCGCATATGTTGTTATTGCTGAATGTAACGAATGTAAGACACCCGGTGTTATTACCATATTGATATCGAATTCATCTTTATTTGATACAGCGTCTAACGCTTTTTTGTATGCGGTATATCCAGCAGCGGATGTTGATGATATATCAAATCCTTGCGTATTTCCAGCTGTTATAAACTGACCAGTTCTTTTCTGTAGGTTTGGCTTCTGTCCATCAAATCCACCCTGCAATGGAACTATAAATTTTCTACTATCTAATGATGTGTTCGATGTTAAATCAATAGATCCAGTATATGGTGATGCTGCTGATGGGAATGCCGCGCCAAGTGATTGGCTGTAATCGGAAAGAACAAAATCAACATTATTTCCGGTTGATAATTGAGAACTTACTGGCAACGGTGCTAAATAATTTACGTTGTCTGTATTTTGGAAATCAAAATCAAATCCCCAATATTTTCTTTTATTATATGTCCCACCGATAGTTTGACCTGCAACATATGTTGCGGCAACTGGTTGTGTAAACGTAGATGGGATTGGGCTATATAATGCTCTAAATCCAAATGGAACAAGCGATGGATCAATTGCACCATTATTAACCGCTTCATCTAATTGAACACGCACAAAATTAGATTTGTTTGGATAATCTCCCAACACACTAACTTCACCAGCTTCATTTACGGAATAATATCTGTCTCCAATAACTCTTGCTATAAAGAGCGGTGAATTTGGGTCTAAATTACAAGTAAACTGTTCTACTATTGCTGGCCTTAAATCATCATCTTCGTGTGTGAACGGAGCATTTTTTATGTCACTTTGATCTACATATCGTACTATAACATCAAATTGCCCATATTGTGACCCAGCGATTGTTCCGGCTGCTCTCACATTCGCGATTCCTATTTTCACGTCCATATTTGTGGCAGAACCATCAGAAAGATGAACAAGCTTGAATAAATTCATTGTTTGTCCACCTACTTTTTGGGATGTTATCCATGGCGTTTCTGCTGGTAGATATGTATTTTGAAAATCAAAGTTATCAAGTGCAGATCCAGTTTCAATCGTAATTGAATCGAATCCGCTTTCAATTAAAGCCGCTGCTTTGTTTGCAAACAATGAATAATTGTAAACGGGGCTGGTTCCTACTGGGCTGTATCCAAATAGCTTTCCAATATAATCTGTACTATTTGGATTGATTGAACTTGAATAAGCTGTTCCGTTTTTATCTGTGGCATTTGTAAATGTAGACGTATCAGTTACGAATGAACCCGATACAGTTAATACAAAGGATCCTGCGGTTGTGCCTTCTACAAAAGTGGATTCTTCAAATAAAGGAGTAGACCCATCTGTTGTAACAACGAATGTTGGGTGAAGCATTGAAATTAAATGTGATTCACTTCCAGAATTTGCAACAATAGCAATTGGATTAGTTAGTTCATACCCACCAGTTCCTAATACTCTAACAATCGTAGCACTTGGTGCGTTAGTTAAATATGATTTTGCTGTATATGGTAGGTATGTATTTTCAGAAAATCCACCAAATCTGGTAACAAATTCTCTAAATGATCCCACCGGTGTTGGAACAAACGCAGGACCCTTTATTGTTGGTCCTATTAAAGCAGCACCAATTTGCGCCACTGCTTGGGGGAGAAATGACGAATCAATTTCTCTTGAAAATACACCAGGACTTACAATTCTTTCTGCCACAATATTCTCCTAAATTAATTGTTTAGTTATTAGGTGATTCCTCGGATTTTGGTTGGAATGTTCCACTTTCCAAGTCTAAAACACCATCTCCATATTTTGTATTAAATTCTTGAATCATCTCTTGTTCTTCTTTTCTCAATTCTTCGTATTTTTTCCAAGCTTCTTGTTTAACTTCATTAATAGCGTTTAATCTATTTTCAAGCGCATTTTTTTCTATTTCAATTTGCCCTAATTCAGTAGAAAATGCGAAGTATTGATTTTGAATTTTCTTAATTTTATCCATGTCTTCTTGACTAAATTTGACTGCTTCCATAAAACCTCCATGTTAAAAAAATGTCTATTCATTTAATAAATATTATTTTTTTTTTCAAAAATCATTATTATTTAGTGTATCGCTATAATATTTTTTATCGTTTGGTCCTTTTCTGTTATCTCTAAAATCTTGGTCTATTTCACTGACAATTTCTTCATTAAATACTATACGCTTTGTAGCTAATCTTCGTTTTGTCACAACTTCTCCTGTCACTGATTCCCTAACAAGATATCCATATGTTTCAATATCAAATGTAGCTCTTACTAATCTGTCTTCGTTTATATTTGGTAAATTGTCTATCGTATAATTATTTGCATATGATCTAAATTTATAATTATTTTTATCGCCAAATGATTGACCCTCATAAAAAATCATAGTTTCAATTAAATCATTTAGCTGTGATTGGTATTCACACCAAAATTGAAATTCATATGTTATTTTAACATAATCCGGCGGTTGTATTAGATAATATTCATTTTGACGAGTTGCTCCGATTTGCGATGAGAGTTGATCATATCTAAAATTTTTATCATATTTAGATTCTGCTAAATAATACAAATCTTCAACTGGTGATACTTTGTTTCTTTTCAATTGCTCATCGATATCTACCGTTGATCTTCTAAATGCGATTACCGGTATTAATATTTTTCCTTTTTTATCTCGTATATATCCTTCTTTTTGAATGTTTGCCCATTTTTCAGAATTCATATACAATATAGGAACATCCACAATCTGATCGTTTTCTACAACTTTTGGTTTTATAACATTTTCAAAAAAAGCTTTTATTGCAAAGTCAATGTCATATAGACTTACACTCGGGCCCTTTACTTTATCTTGGTCTCTTCTTATTTGTGTATGTCTGGTTTGGCCCAATTGATGGTTGGGTCTGGTTATTTTATCTTTATCATCAATAAAAGAATCAACTGTTCTTTTTAAAGGTGGTCTATATTTTTGAGAATTTTTCATAATTAAAAGTTATTTGGTAAGTTGTTTTCTTTATTGATTCCAGATCTGACTTGCTCTATGTTAAGTTTACTGCGTCTTGTTATGTGCCCCTGTGCTATAATGGAAAAATTTGATCCCCATTCTGTGCCCGTTGATGCATAGTCTGGATTTTTTCCTAAAATATACTGGTTATCTATTACGTTATCGATTTCGTAATATTCTCCATTATATTCAACAAGATCACCCACTTCAATTACAATTTCAACATCTATAAGAATATCACGTAAAAATTGAAATTCTATTGGCTGTAAATAATCTATAGTTGGATTGTCAAAATTATACTGTTGATTTGATCTGTTTATTAAACATGGAACTTTAACACCAGAATAATAAACTTTATTATCTGCTTCTTCGTAAATATTTGTATTTGTTTTTTCTAAGGATAATTTAAATATACTAACTTCAATGTCAATTATATCTACAATTAACTCCTTGTTTAGAGTATTAAACAAACTTATATCTCTATTTTTACCGTATAGTGCCATTATCCAATATATATTTTTAAGGGTACATTTGATAAAGTTTCTCTGATCGCATCAGATTCTAACTTCTTTTTTTCAAGTTGTGTTTTTCTTGAAGTTTCTTCCAGTGCTGCCTGAAGCTCTTTAATTAATCTCTCTTTTTCAACAGTTGCAGAATCAATTAATTCGGAATAATTTAGAGTTACTTCTGCATTTGGTATGGGAATTTCTAAATACTTACCACGTATGTATCCTAACATTTCTTTACATAGTGCTAAGAAATACGAATATATCCAAGCTCTGCCAACATCATTTATACTGCTAAATGGCAATATACCATATGGTGCATTGCTATAATCTGAAATTAATCCATCGACCGGTTTTCTAATTGGGTTTGACCTATCTTCCTTTAAAATGTATGTAAAATACAAGGTTATGGGTTCAGATGGAATGGGAAATATGGTTAATTTATTATTTCGTAAATCAAAACTATACGCAGATTTTCTTATTTCATCATTGAATTCTATTGCTTGGATTCTAAGTAAATCATAATAAACAGGCATTAACATAAACTGAACACCCGTTGAATAGGGCCCAAATCCGAACGCATCTAAAAGTGCCTGATTACCTAAATACGGATCAAAAAATCTAGATGATGCTGGTACCCTATAGTGAAATATCCGCTTGACTTCAACCGTACCGTCTGGCTCGTAGATATCATTGAACAGGGTTTTTAAATCATAGTTTTGAACATCTGGTTGTAGTTGTATGGAGCCAGTTTTAAAGTCAATTTCTCCACCAACTCCAACTTCTTGTCCATATTCATCTGCAATTGAAACTAGTCTTCCTAAATTTGCATTTACAAGTTTTCCGGATAAATTTGAACCGGTAGATGCACCTTGTAAATTTAACATATTCTGACGTATATTAAATTGATTTACTTGGCTCGTGTATTCATATACTGCCTCTTCAAAACATGCATAGAAATTAACTGGTTGTAATTCCACATCAACAATTGGATATCCAAGTCTAGTTGCAGCCCATTTTGCAGCTTTGTCGATTTGCTGTGTAAATATAGCTTCATCGTCATAAAATCCAAAGGGCGTGTCTCCTGGAGAAAAGCTAGATGATCCGGGCCATATTGGAATTACTACCATAATAAATCTCTCGTATTAAATAATTAACTACTAGTATAAATATTATTTTTTTCTTTAATATTTTTAGTTATTGTTTATTTTGTCGGTATTTCTTCAAAATAAGATAATAATTGTTCAACAATTGGATGTCTGTGATTTTTCTTTAATTCATATACACCGATACCAGATATTGTATCTTTCATATTAAATAAATGAGGAAATCCACTGTCTTTTTTATTTTTTAAATCAGTTTGGGTACTATCGCCACATATTATCATTTTTGAATGCATGCCCAATCTTGACACAATCATTTCCATTTGAGATCGTGTAATATTTTGTGCTTCATCTACTATTACACACGAATTTACAAATGTTCTACCTCGCATAAAACTTATAGGAGCTATTTCTAATTTATCCTCTCCTATTAGTTTTTCAACCTTTTCTTTTCCGGCAAGCATATACATATTTGCATGAATTGGCGCAACCCATGGATTCATTTTTTCTTCCATACTACCCGGCAAAAATCCAATATCTTCGTTTGATACAGTTGGCCGTGTTATTATAATTTTGTCTATTTCTCGGTAAAATAAATATTCAAGTGCTATCTGACAGGCCAAAAGTGTTTTACCAGAACCAGCTTTCCCCGTTATTATAGAAATTGAATCATTTAATATAGATGCTTTAGCATCTTTTTGTTCTTCATTTAAAGACAACCCAAATTTTATTTTATTTTTTAACTGTTTTCTTCCTTGTTTAATACCAAACTCCTTTCCAAAATTAGTTTCAAAATCAGCAAATTCGCCATCAATAACATTGGTATTGTTTATCATAAAAAATCCATTATTATAAGAAGATTAGTTTAAAATAAATATCAAAAAATAGTGATATAATATGAGTTATAAAAATAAAAATGGGTAGCATTTCTGCTACCCATTTATTTCTTCTATCTAATGATAGATTAGATGTCGCCCAATGAATCGATTTGGATAAGACCATAGAATTCAGGACGAACAATTTTCTTTGCATAGCGAGTCATTACGCCTTTACGTGGTGTAAAGGTATCTGGATCGTATACAAGCGGTGTCATGATCAATGGCACATATGGGGCATAGACTGCGCCTGTTTCAAGGAACTGTGATCCACGATAACCCATAAGAATTTGATTTTCTAACATATATGGGTTCTTATAGATTTGATAGCGACCTTGGAATGTACCAACTTTTTGGACACCCATTGCAAATTGCATTTCCTGACCACTTCCTGGGTCTACAGCAAATCCCGGCATTGACTCGAGAATAGTTGCAACCTGTGGTCCAACTACCGCGAAGTTAGCACCACCGCGCATCGTTTTTTGGTGAATTGCATTTGACACTTTTTGCATTTTGGTGCCAAGTGTTTGGAACCAAGTTTGCTGTGTATATGCCGATGCTTGTGCTTGTGCACTTGAAAGATCTTGGAATGTACCAGTTAATCCATCATATTGACGACCAACACGAGCAGACCATCTTTCAGTTGTCTGTGCGTTCTTGATAAGCATGTCAAGAATTTCAAGATCGATCTCTTGCGAGATATACTCCGACAACATTGATGTTAATTCTGCTTCCGCATCGATTGAGTGATACGCATTTAAATCCTGTGCAAATTCAGGTGTCCACACTGCCTTCAACTTGCGTGTCTTAGCAACTATTGTTTCGCTGCGAAGCTCAAGATTAATTTCTGGAATATCTAATGATCCCGCTCTATCTTCAAAGTCGCCTCTACTAAGTGCCGTTGGCTGCTTGCTGAAGTCAACAACTGCATTTGCAGGTGTAGTAGCAGCTGCTCGTTGGCAAATAAAGGTTATCTGTGTTCCAGTTGAATTTGTATTTGTATACTGTGGGAAATATCCAGTAAGACCAGAACCACTGATATTAAAGCTACGAATAGCTTCTTGATCATATGATACGTCAAGTGATGCACTTGATACAGTAAGCTTAAAAATTTCACCGGCTGCAATTGATGCAGAAAATGTATTATAAAACTCTGTATCAAAGTCATAATCTGCTTCAGATACTGAACTTGTTGCAAAGTTAGATGCACCAACGGATGAAGCAATTGTTAATGTAGTTGATGAGGCTTCATTGATTGAGTAACCGAATCTACCTGCACCATAGAGACCACCAGATGGGTCTACACCTTCTGCAGCTTTTCCGGTAACACCGAATACAGAATCTGATTGTGAATCCTTACCAGCACCAGTAGTAAAGCCGGGTTGTGCTGTTCCATATTTAAAGTCAAGGAAGAACACAAGTCCTGAAGGGAGGTTCATTGGCTGAACCGAAACGAAATCTTTTGCTGCAATTTGTGCAAAAATACGTCTTACAAGTGGGAGAGCAACGCCTGCCCACTCCTCTGAACCTGCGGCTGTTCCAGTTCTTGATGATTCTTCAATAAGCTGCTTTGCTTGGTTTTCAAGAAGAATGGCCATTCCTGACTTATCATAATCCTTACCAAGACCTTCAAGAAGGCCTGTTTTTTCCCACTTGTTTATAAGTGGTTTTGCCTCATCCATCTGCTTTTTATATGGGCTAGATGTTTGACTTAAAATTTCTCTAACACTCATTTATTTCTCCTAAATTTAAATAATTTTATTTTATTATTTTTATTATTTTAATCCTGCTAATACTTTAAATCTACTTGCCAATTCATTTCCACCAGAAACAATTTCTGTTGTTGAAGGCTTTGTAGATGGAATTGCATTACTAGCAAATGATTCCTTTAATGTTGAAGCTTTGGTTTTATGTGAATGAAATGTTTCAGCAAGTGTTGTATAGATAAGTTTTGCTTCGCGCAATGACTTTGTTCTATCCAAATTTTCAATCACTTTAGCTTTTTGAGATTCATTTAAATCAAACTTTTTGAATAATTTTGTTGAATACATAAGTTTTGCATTCAAAAGATTAATTTCATTGATTTGATTTCTTAAGAAAGTAATCACTTCATATGCTTCGGCAAGATCTGATTGTAATGATTCCATTTTTTTATCATCACTATCATCATCTTTTCCGTAGCC